ATACCGGATATCGCCGTCGCGCGGCTTGAGCGGTGCAACGGTTTGCTTGTCGAGGTGGCCGGCCGCCAGCAGCCCAATCGCGCCGCTGATCTTGTCCGTTTCCTCGCGCACGAAACGCGGCAGGCTTTCGGCATCTGCCGGCACCTGGCCAGGCGTGTAGTTGACCGTTCCGAGATTCGGTGTTCTCACCATTTACCTCCGCTGTTGATAGAAAAATCGTACGAGTCCAGCCGCCATTGCACCGCCGATCCCGATTCAAAGCGAATGCCGGGTAGCGGAACGACGCGAAGCCGTCGCAACTGATCGTCTGGCCGATAAGTGCGCATGGTCGCCGTCCACTCTGGATCCGCAATGGGTCGGTCTGGTGCCCGCCGCGCACCATGATCGTTTGCCCAGGATTGCCGTGACCGCGCGCGCACGCCGCTGATCGTCTTCACGCTCTCGTCGTCGCCAAAGCTCAGGCCGCGCCGCTCAAGTACATGCGGGCGTCGCGCCGTTGAAGCTGGCCGAACTATCGAGCAGGAACAGGTTCGGGCCCTGCCGCCGCCATGAGCACGCGCGCGACGTTCGGCGTGAAGTCCGGGCCGTTCCACGCCGTCAGGTCCGAATCCCAGCTATCCGGGTCGCTCGCCCAACTGCCCGATAGCGTGCTGTCGATAGGCCCATAGTTCGCGTGGTGCAGGCTCGGGATCGATCGGTACGAAACCGTTCGGTCCTTGTAATTCCACACCATCGCCTTGTTCGGGATCGTGTTGCCGATGCTCGGGTAACAGACGAACACTTCGTTCAGGAACGGGTTCTTGAATACGAACGCCCGGTCGCGCTGCCACGTCCATGTCCTGAAACAGGCCCGGCGCGCCACCTTGTCGAGCACTTGCGTGGGGACTGGCCGTCGTGGATGACACGTCCGAGCCGGTCAGCACGAAGTGGAAGCCGTCGATTTCAACGATGCAGTTGCGATTCATGGCGCCGGACAGGCCGAGCACCTTGGAGAAGCGGAAAACACTTTGCCCGCCCGTGAAATCCATGCGCCAGACCGATTGCTCCTTGTAGATCATGAAGCTGTCGCGTAGTTGCAGGCCGTCGATGATCTGGTCGCCACCCTCGGCAAGGTCAGTTTCGCCGCATCCTTGGTGCCGTCGTTCTGGTCCCACGAAATCGGCACGCCACCAGGGTCCGCCGGGTGCGACCACTTCACCATGTACGGGAAGGTCTGCCCGGCCCGTGTGACGTGCAGCGCGACAAGAAAGTTCTTGTACGCCCGCATCGACTTGCAGAACGTCGCCGCCGGCCAGTTGTCGAGCGTGACGCACCGGTTCGCCACGTTCAGATTCCAGCGCTGCGGCGGATCAGTCAGATTGCCCGCGTTCAGAATCGGGATGCCCGAGAGCACCGTGCTGGTCCACGCGTTCGGCGCGCCGGCGTAATTCACGTCTACACTTGCCGTCTGCCGCGTGATGTTCGTGTGCGTGTCCACGCCGCCGACAGCCGTGACAGCGTAAATTTTCTGCGCCCCGGCATACAGCCAGTAGCGCGCCGCCCCGATGTTCACCGGGACCACGTGCAACGGCGTTTCGGCCGGCGTGCCGTACACCGGGCCATGACCGTAGAACTGGCGCACGCTGCCGTCGAGGAACCGCATGTTGCTCGCGTCGGTCCACGCATTCGGCGGCAGCTTGTGCTGCGAAACGTCCTTGATGACGCCGACGGCGCCGGCGTCAGGCACCTTGAAAATTGGCATGGTTGGCCTATTCGAAATAAGTTAAGACAACGATGGCGCCAACCGGAACGACTATCGAATAGCTCGCTCCGGCGTCACAGTAATATTCGGAAATACTGTGGCGTTGCGTAAGTGCCAACCCCGCCCGGGAACGTGTTTCCAAACGCAGTAGCATTTGCGCCAACCGTGGCGCCGTATGCCATGTAGCTGTAATTTACGGTGGCAACCCATTGTTGCGGCGAGCCAGGCATTGCCCCTCCAGTGATTGGCCCGTTGGTTAGCCATCCCGCGTCATACGAAATTGAGGCGGACCCGGCAATTGATGGGCCTGACCGCGTCGCAGTATGCAAAATAAAGCTGCCACCACTGTATTGGGCCACCTGATATTCGGTCCACGACCCAGCCCCGGAATTAATAGCGTTGTATGCCGCAGTAGCAGCGGCCTGCGCGTTATCCCATGTAGAAACGCCAGGGTTCGGGCCAGAGCTCCCAATGAGCCACGTTACGAATGAAACTGCTACGCTTGTCGCTGTGACGCCACCCGGCGAGCCGTCCTGCCCCGGCCTGCCAAGGCGACAGAAGTTGTTGTCGCTGGGGCTGTCCACGTCCCATCGGAGTAAAAGGCGAGCCCCACCAGTCTGCGAGAACTGGCGAAAAATTCCTCATCCATCAGCGCATCACTTTCACAAACATAGTTGCCACGCCGTCGTCGGTGAACAGCAGTACGTAGTCGGTCCCGGCGGTCTGGAAGGTGATATTTGCCAGGGCAGCGGTGGTCTGGTAAGAGCCGTCGTACTTGATGTACGTGGCGCCGGTGATCGTCGGGATGCCGCCGGCGGCAAGGTTCACGCCCTTGATGCGCAGCGAAGCGTAGATGCCGGGCGGCGGCCATCCGGTTACCGTCAGCGTCTTCGCGCCGGAGGCTGGCGCCCAGCGTTGCGACTCGCCATTGAGGTAGTTCAGCGTGTTTCGTGGTGCCGGCGTCGTAATGCACGACTTTGTTAATGATGGCGGTGCCGTCCGCCCGGGTGACCGTGGCGCGGAAGGTCATTGTGGTCAGCGCGAGCACGTCCACTTCGTCGCCGGCGGCCAGCGTGATCGACCCGCCTTTGATCGTAAGGTTGGCGCCCTGGATCATGTAGAACCCGGTCGCGGCGATCAGCTTGCGTTTCGCGGCCGGCGCGCGGGGCGGCTGTAAATCCGGTCACGGCCACGCTGCCGGTGAGCAGCTTGGTCGAGCCGATGCCCGACCAGATGTCAGGCGCCGCAGAGGTCGCCACGTCCGGCGCGAGCACGTCGTTTGAAGCTGGCAGGATCAGCCCAGCTTGGCGTCGTCCCATCGGTGGTGATGACCTTGCCGGCCGATCCGGTCTGGCCGGGCAATGCGCTGGTGAGCACAAGGCCATTCACATAGGCGTAGGTGACCGCGTCCGCGATGTTCTGCTTGAGGTCGATCTGCGTCTGCACGTTGCTGGTGACGCCCACCATGTAGTTCAGCTGCGTATGCGTGGCGTTGACGGCCCCGGCGATCTGCGTCCACGATGCTTTGAGGACGGATTTCAGCATGCGGATCTGGTCGTCACCCTGCGACTTGGGATCGGAGGCCGTAGGATTCGCGGCGTTCAGGTCGTTGATGAAGGTGGCAGTTTCGAGAGCCATGGTTTTCCTATTAATAGCGGCCGCGACGCGACAACATCGAAGTCGGCACGTCGGTGGTGAGCACGCCGACAGATCGGCTTTGGTGCTCGACGTTGTTGATTTCCTGCACGGCCTGGTCGAACATGCTTTTCCACAGCCCGATCCGCTCGTCTTGGCCTATGAACGGCGCCGACTCCAGCAGCGCGCCGTACAGGTACAGGTCCGGGTAGCGCTCCAATAGGTAGTTCGTCGGCGCTTGGGCGGTCAGCTTGAAGCGCGCCCGGTAGCGGAACGCCAGCGGGTACGCCTGATCCGGCACGCGGTCAAACGCCAGCATCGTGCCGTCCACAGCCCAGTACGTTGGCATGCCAGCATTGTTCGCCACTGGCATTTGCTCGGCTACCAGCGGCGTGAGCTTCGTTCGCGGCTGGTTCGCATCCAGCCAAAGCGCTGACGGCGACACATAATCGGCCGGCAGCACAACGAAGCGCGAGCCGGGCGTCATGACCAGTGCGGCATCCACGCCCATCACGCGCACCTTTGCCAGGCGGTTGATGCGCGATTCGGCTAAGAGGATGAAATCCGGAACGCGCGCCGCGAGGTCGCTGCGGTGCAGCCAGTTTTTGACCGTCTCGACCAGCCAGAAATAATCCTGGCTGGTAATGTCGTCCGGGGTGCTGGGGGCAACAATGCTCATGCTCAGTCCTTAGTTGGTGCTGCGGGCGATTTCAGTCCACGCGCTGCCGTCGTAAATCAGCGTGAGGGTCTTTTTGAAGGCGGTGACGAAGTTCCCAGCGATGTTCAGGTTGCCGCCGTCCGTGACTGTCAGCACGTCATCGAATTGCAGCGTGATGACGCGCTCGGGAAAGCTGGTCGTCATGCTCGTGATGCTCGTCGTGCCGGTGATGTAAAAGTAGCTTCCGCCCGGTGGCAGGGTTAGCGTGGCCGCCGACGCGAGCGTGCGCGAGACGCCGGTTTCGTTGTTGGACACGCGCGTGGAGGTCGCTGGCTGCGCGATCTGGCCGGCGGTGTTGCCGCGCACCGTGTTGCTGTCGATGATGTTGCGTGCCTCGGTGCCGCTCACGTTGACGCCCCAGCCTGTATTGCCGGAGAAAATTGCCGCCAGTGATCGTAGAGTCGGTCACATTGCCAAGCTCAATGCCGTCGCCAGTGTTGGCACGCGCCGTGCAGCCGTTGAATGTCAGGAAGGAACTAGCTACGCCGTTGCGGAAGCCGTCGCCGCCGTTGCCGCGCGCGGTGTTGTCGCCGAAAGCGACGTTTGCGCACCCGTCGATTGCGAAGCCATGCGACGCGTTGCCGCGCGAGACATTACCGGTGACAGAACCGCTGTTGCAGTTCTCGATCCAGATGCCGCTCACGCCAGCGCTGTACACCACGTTGTTCGCTACGATGCAGTCATCTCCGACGCCAGTATTTGGCGCCATGACGATGCCGTATTGCGTCGCGTCGTAGACCACATTATTGGCGATGACCATCTGCTGGCCGCCCATGTGGATGCCGTTGTTCAGGCCGCCCTTGCAGGTGTTGCCCGATACGGTGACAGCTGTGTTGCCTACGTTGTAGCCGGTGATGTTGTCGGCGTTTGGCGTGCCCTGGCCGTTGTCCCAGCAGGCATTGCCGGTAATCGTGCCGTGCTTCGCCACGCCGATAATGCCGACACCGTGGCTACCGTTCAGCCAAGTGTGATTGCCATTGAAGGCGAAATTGGTAAGCGTATCGTTCGCGGTGATGCCGCCGGCAAAACAGCCAGTGACGAAATTGCCCATGGCCGAGACGCCACTTAGCGCGGTGCCGGCGAAATAGATGCCGGCGGCGCTGCAATTCTTGATCGAGTTGTTCAGCACGCGGATGCTTGAGCCGCCGTCCACAGCGACACCCATAGAGCCCGTGTTCGTCGCCTTGCTGCCGTCGATGCGCAAGCCGCGAATCTCGACGTTATCGGCATTCGTCGCCACGCGGATCACGTGCTGATTAACGCTGGCGCCCAAGACAATTTGCGCCTGGTCGCCGTAGATGATCGAGTTGCTTGGCACCAGCAACTGCCGGTCGAACAGGTATTTCCGGCTGGCCGATGGCACATATACGGGCATCCCTGTCGCAAGCGCCCGCTCAAAGGCATCGACCACAGACAAGGTGCCCAAGCCGGCCGTGACGTTGCTGCGCTGCGCGGCGGACATGAAGTCCTGCGGCGTCACAGCGTTGTCGGCCTGCTTAGCCTGGAGCGTCGTCGCTACAGCCCCCGCGCCGGCTTGAAGGCAGCCGATCAATCTCAGTCCTGTGGGCGCAGACAGCGCCATGGCACCAACTGCGCTCCGGATCGATACATCGGCAACCGATGTTGTCACAACGTCGGTCTTCGACAGCGCAATGTTGTAGTTACCGTCAGCGGCATAGAACGCGAACTGCCCAAGGACATCTGTCACCAGCGCGGCGATCGGCGTCACGCCGTTGTCCGAATAGATCGTGACCGGCATTCCGGTATCGGTCGATGTGACCGTGACCAGCGCCCCAGGAATCCCGTTACCGTAGCGGTCCTGGTAGTTGTTTGCGTACCGCTGCATCAAGCCACCTTCTTGTTGTAGGCGCGCTTGGCTGGGGCCGGCACTTCGTCTGCCTCCGGCGCTTCCAGGGCGGCGTGATCAGCCGCCCAATCGGTGAAGCCGTCTTCGCGCGCGTCAACCTCGCCGTCCTCGTCGTTGACGGTTGTGCATTCGCCCTTGCGGTAGAGCGCCTTCGGGTATTCGATGTGCATGCGTGCTCCCAGATGTGGAAACGCCCCAGCCGAAGCCGGGGCGCTATGGTTAGTTCGACAGGATGCGAACGGCCGACTGCGGACGCAGGGTCTTGTAGCCGTACAGCACGTCCAGGCGGCATGGGAAGCTGCGGTCGCTGATCTGGAACGCACGGACCATCGACATCGAGATGCCGTCCATCACTTCGCGCGCGGCGAAGTCAACACCCTTCGGCTGCACCAGATCGGCAGTGGCGAAGGTGAACGCGTCCTTGTGGAACGCCAGCGATGGGCGGTAGATGCCCGACGCAGCGCCGATCTTGACCACTGCGCCGCCGTTGGTTGGCGAGGCGGTGACGTTCTGGCGGCCACCACTGGTAACGATGGTCGGCGAGATCAGCAACGTGCCTGCGCCGCCGGCGTAGTCGGCAGTGACGACGAACTGTTGCAGCGCGCCGGTGTCCAGCTTGGTTTCCGGGTGAACGCGGTTGGTGCCGACGAAGGTGATCACGTCGCCCTTCTTGAAGGTGGCCGTGCCAGTCTGCACAACGATGCCCGCGCCGGTCTGTCCGGCGCCGTTGACGGTGTAGCCGGTAGTGGCAGCGGCCGTGCCGGTCAGTTGCGACGGCATCAGGGTGTTTTCGTAGATGTCGCCAAAGCCAGCAGTGGTGCCGACCTTGCCTTCACGGTACTGCTTCGCCACCTGGGTGGAGTCTTGGAACAGGCCCTTGACGCCATCCACGAAATCCATGTTGTCCTGGGTGCTCAGGATCAGCGTGCGTTTGTCGCCAGGCGTCAGCGCATCGACCAGCGCTTTGCGCGCGCCGAGTGCCTTGTTGAACGTCAGGGCGTTGCCGACGTTGTTGACCACCTGGTACACGTCGAGCGCCATGTTGAAGGCGTCAGCCTCGATGGTCGCGGCCAGAACGGACATTGCCGGCTCGATGATGCGGTCGGTGAAGTCTTGGATGCTCAGGGTCAGGTCGAGCGACGAGAAATTCAAGTCAACGCCCTTGACGGTCGAGACTTGCAGGGTGGTGCTCTGCTCGACGGTGTCCTGCGCGGCCATGTTCATGCCGCTGCGAACGGTGTATTCGTTCGGCAGGCGAATTTTCAGGCTGTCGCCGATCTTGGCGCCGTCCTTGGCGAAACTGTCGTCGTATTGACGGTTGATCGAGCCGATGAAATTCAGCTTTTGGTGCAGAATCGCCAGGGCTGCGCGGGTCACTGCGGTTGGGGTGAGAATGCTATTTGCCATGAGTTTTATTGCTCCAGAAATGACAAAGCCCGCTCAGGTGGCGGGCTTCATTGGGTTTGCGAGGGTTATCGGCGTTTGCTGCGGTCGGCATAGAACTGCTTCTGCCATTCTTCCGGGCTGAGCTTGTCCGGGTCCTTTGCCGCTGTGGCGCGCGAGGCGCTTACGCGGGTGACCGGGGCAGGCGGCGGGGTCGGCGTCTTGGGTTTGGCGGTCTGCTTCTTTTCCATCTGGGCGTACAGCTCGGCCTTGTGGATGATCTTCGCGAACTGCGGGTGCTTGAGGATGACGGCGGCCAGCGCTTGAGCCGGGATGCCTTCATCGACTGCGAATTTCGCCACTTGGTTGTCCCGTTCTGCGGTCCAGCCGGGGATTTCACGCTGAAAGTAGGCACTCGCGTCCTGGACTTGCTTGGCAGTTACCTGCTGCTCATTCAGTGCAAATTGTTGCTGCTTTTGCGTAATTGCGTTCACTGCTTGGTCGCGCGCCAGTTGCAGCGCGCGGTGTTCTTGTTGCCACTTCATTGCCTGCACCGGATCGTTGTCGATGGCGGCGTCCCAGTCGAGCTGGGCGAACTGCGTCAGGCGCTCATCGATGGACTGCACTTTCGCAATCTCACCGATGTACTGCTGATGCTCGCGCGCCTGGCTTTCCACCTGGGCGGCGCGTGCTTCGATCTGCTTGCGGGTTTCTGCTACTTCCTGCGTCTTACGCGTGTAGTCCGCCTGCATGAGGCGTTCTTTTGCCAGCGTTTCGGCTGCGCTTTTCGGCAGGGCGAACTTGCGGCCGCCAACCTCGACTTCCTCGTCGTCTTCTTCAGGCGTATCGAGATCGGGGCTATCAGCATCAAGCTCTTGCTGCGTCTCGTCGTGCTCCGCAGGCTCTACTACTTCTGCGGAATCCTGCGTGACAGGTTGTTCCAGGTCATCCATGTGTACTCCAAGAGTGCGCCACCATGAGGCAGCAGGGAATGCCGCGCGTGGGCGGCAGGTTGATTACAGGCGAAGCAGGTTTGACAGGAAGGCGACGCCGGTCCCAGCCAACGGCGCTTCAATGCAGGTTTCGTTTCCATGTAAGCCGTCTGCCGTCAACTCTGGCTTCCAGCGCTCCGGAATGGCGCCATCGCCCAGGCCAGGCAGCGACATCCAGCGAATGCCGTAGGCAGCGGCCAGCCTTGCCAAATCGGCGTCTTGGGCTGCTTTCAGAGCGTACTCGGCAGCGTTCAGCGTGTTCCACGGCATGCGCGGGTGCAGTACCAGTTCGGGAATGCCATACTTTTTGCACACACTCATGGCTTCTTCTGCGATGCCAAGCGCGGTGGTGTTGGTCGCAGCAGTTACGACGCCATCATTAGGTGAATCGACCTCCAAAATCAGCATTGACGGTGGCGGTACGCCGGCAGCCAGCACGGCCTTGACCTGGTTCAAATAGGTTGTCGAGTTTTGCGATGACGCGCCGAAGTTTGCGAAAGCGATGGGCTTCTGCGGCGTCGAGAGCGTCAGGCAGGCGCGATACATCCAGGTCGAAATCTTGTCCGTGACCAGCCCATCTGCTTGCACCGTCGAATCGCCGCAATGCCAAATGCTGACCACTGGCACCGAGTACGACACAACCGGGTACACGTCCAGCAGTTCGCCAGCCAGGCCCAAGTTATTGCCCAGCGAGCCCACGGCATCGTTGAGGATGAAGCCCATCTGGATGGTGCGGCCGCGCAGTGCAGCGGTCGGCGTGCGCGTCAGGATCGACATCGTATGAAACGGGAACGGGTACACCGTGCCGTTGCAGTGCATGCGGATCAGCAGCAGGGGTCGGCCGCTACCGTCGATGCGCGGCACGCTCTTGATATACGTTTTCTCGGACAGCGCATATGTCTGGTCTGCGCTTGGGCGCAGCGTGCCGGTCTGGCTGGCCGTGTAGCTACCGACTGCCGTTGCGGCCGCGCCAGGATCGGCGCCCATGGTGTAGGTGAACACAGTTGTGCTGGTTACGGTGACGGCGGTATTCGTCACGTTGTAGGCCGGCAGATCGGCGTTGCGGACCGTGACCGTAGCGCCAGTGATGAGCCCATGCGGCACCCTTGTGGTCAGCGTTGCGGTAGTGGTCGAATTCACCAGGCTCACAACCTCGCGGCCGGGCCAGATTGCAGGCTGGAAGCCGTTTGCAGTGCCGGCCGGCGCAAGCTGCGCGTAAGCGACGCCGTTGATGACCGGGACTGCGATATTCTGCGCGGCAGTCAGGCCATACGATGCGTCGGTGGCGTTGGAGCCGGTGACGCCGACAACGGCCTTCTGCGCGTCGAGAGAATTCAGGCCGGACCGATTGACGCGCAGCAGTCGAACTGCGTAGAACGGCGCCTCCATTTCCATCTTGATGGACGTGGTGAAGTTCAGAGATGATTGCCCTGCTGTTTGCAGCAAACCGTTCTGCCCGGAACAGCCCCAGAAGCGCGACAGCGCCTCGTTGCGCCCGATGGCGGCCCATGCGTCAGGGCCAACCCAGCCGGGGCGATAGGCGTTCAGTGTTGCCGCCGATGGGTGTGTGTCGATGTCCAGCAAAGCCGCGCCGCCAACCGCAGTAACGCGAATAAACACGTTGTCGCCCAAGAGGTCACTGACCGGCTTACCCACCGTGCCCTTGCTCCAGGGCGCCCACTTGGCGACGCCATTTGCGACAGCGGCAGGGTCAGCGATGGTGTACTCGACAACAGCCGATGCGCCCGAGTCAGGCGATACGGTCACAATCGAGCCACGGCCGGCGGCTACCGGCTGCGAGATGGTCGCGGCAGGGATGGAAATGGTCATTGCTGGAATCCTTCAGGTGTAAAAAAACCGCCATCGGGCGGTTGCGGTTGTTCGGGCTGCATCATTTGCTCGGGCGGCGCTTGCTGCGGCTGCTCAGGCATGGCCTGCTGCATCGGCATCTGCTGCGGTGGCGGGCCTGGCAGCACGTCCGGCGACGACAGGACCTGCTGGATCGTTTGCATCACGACTGCCTGCACCTCGTTCGGGCCAAAGCCTGGCGCCATCACCTTGAGGCGGTCCGTTTCGGCCTTGTACGCGTCGATCTGGAGCTTGTCGGCATCCACCTGCTTGTCGTGCGTCGCGTCGGCAAGCTGCTGCTGTGCCTGCTGCAAGGCCTGTTGCATTTGCTGTATTTGCTGCTGCGCCTGCTCGAGCGCCGGGTTCTTGCCTTGGGCTTGCGGCGGCAACATCAGCTTGAGGCGGTCGGCAATCTCGTCCGCGCCCGGCCAATCCAAGTTCTTCGCCAGCAGGTCACCAATCAGGCCGCCAGCTTGCGGCACCGCGCGCATGAACTCAGTCATTTGAGCCGCCGCTTCCTCGCGCTTGGTGGTGTAGCTCGGGCCAGACTCGCAAGTAACGTCGTACTTGCCGGTGGTCAGGTCATAGATGCGCTGGATACCCACGTCTTGCTCTTGCTGCGCCTTCTGTTCCTCGGGCGTCGGCTGCGTCGGCTGGTTGACTGCCACGTTCTGGTTGCTGCCGTCCTCGCGGATGGTGCGGATGATGCGCGCCGAGCTGTACACCTTCGGGATCAGGTCCGAGATGATGCGACCGGTATGGCGGATAGCGCGCGACAGGTTGTCCGAGAAGTGGAACGTGGACACATCGCCCTCACGTTGGCGCGCCAGGATTGCGCGGCCGCTCGACTCATTCGACTTGGCGCCCAGGGACGCATCGAACAGGCCCATGGTGGCCTTCATGTCCTCGCTGGCGTTCATCGCCTCTTGCAGCGCGCCAGCGGGCGGGCCATCGAAGAACTGACGCTGTGGAGGGCCGCCGTTGGTCGCGTCATATTCCAAGTACGGATGGGAAACGGTGTTTGCCGTCTGCCAGTTCGGGTCCGTGTTGAAGCTGCCGACCGGGCCGATGTACGGCGCCTTCGGAGCCATGGCCACCAGCTCGGTTGACACCGTGCGCCAGTAGTTCATCATGACCTGCGGGTCTTTGGCGAAGTGGATCAGCGACAGCAGGTGACGCTTACCCTCGATGATCACCTCGTCGCCGTAGACCGGCACAATGGGGATGAACTTGCCTGCCCACTCGTTCGTTTCGATGATCTCGCAGCCGTTCATGATGTGCTGCGTGACCTTCATGGTCTTCGTCGGGCGCTGCTCCGCGATGGTGATGCCCGAGACTTCGAACAGCTCGGCGGCTGCGTCGAATTCCTCCTGGTGCATGCACATGCCGTTGCTCAGCTTGAGCAGGACAGCCGGCACCTCGCGGCGCGTCCACCACTCGGCAATGCGCACTTCCTTGCCATCCCACCAGCCTTTCGCAACGTCCTTGCCGTCACCCTCAAAGCTGTCGGTTTCGGCCTTGGGCCACTTGGCTTTGAATGCGTCCAGGCTGTAGCTGTCCTCGACAAACGCGTTGTCCCAGTTCGCAGAATCGGCGTCCATGCAGTAGGCGTCGGGCACCACGGACAGGCTGTTTGCCACACGCTCGATGCGGATGTCCTGGTCGAACACGTCGTCGCCGGCGTACTCGGTCGTGATGCGGAAGTAGCCGAAGCCACCCGATACCGCGTTATCAAGCGCAGTATCGTAGGCCACGTCGGCGTTGCTGCTGTACTCGATGTTGCGCGCCAGGCCGTCGAGCACCTTGGCGGTCCACTCGTCGGCGTCATCGCCCACAGCGTGGAACTTGATGCTCGGCTTGTTCTGACGCGCGTCGTTGGTCACCTGGCGGATGAACGCCGGCATCCGATTGACGGTCAGGCACGGCCGGCCTTCCTGTTCACGCTGGCGGCGCACTTCTTCGGGCCACTGCTCGCCCAGGCGCGCGAACTTGATGTCAGCCTCGTAGCTCACGCGGTTGTCGTTGTCGCGCTCCACTGCAATCTTGTAGATTTCCAGCCCTTCGGCGTGCAAATCCTTCTTGCTGGTGCTTTTGTCGGTCTTGTCGGCCATTCGGGTTATCCCATCCATCCAGCATGTGCGGCAGCGCGCGGGGCTTGCCGCTGCGCCGTGTTGATGTGTTCCAGGCCGCGCCCGATCAGGCTGAACACATCGACGGCGTCGTCGTGCGTACCAGCCGGGAAGCGCAGCAATTGATTCTTGACGTGCCCAAGCCAGTCAGCTTTCTTGGGGAAGAAGACCTTGCCCATGCTTGCCCGGGCCTGAATGCCGCGTGCGCGCGCGGACTTGTCAGCAATCGATGCCATCCACTCGATGCGGCAGAACGCCTGGCGCTCGCCCATGCGCTTGACCAGGAACGGTTCCACGCTGCGACGGATCACCCCCGACTCGCCAAACCAGCATGCCGGCTTGTGCTTGAGGATCAAGTCGCACTTGCTCTCGATCCACTTGGCCGAGTCGGTCTGCCCGAACCACCAGTCGAGGACGTAGATGTTGCTGTTCTGGTCGAGCCCGAAGATGCCGTGCTCGGTGAAGTCGCCGCCGCCATCGGTCACGGCGTAATCGCTCGCGCCGTACACGTTCAGCTTCGGCAGCTCGGTGTATTCCCCGAACCAGTCCGACTTGAAGTAGTCGCCGTCGTCGGGGATAGGGTTTTGCTGGTACAAGCTGTTCCAATCTCGCGCGGGAAGCACGCCTCTAATCTGCTCAAGCCGCTCCAGTGGATACCAAGCGGGCCACAGCGCCTTACCTTCGCCGTCGATGGCGGGCAGGCTCAGCACCTCCCACTTATCGCCGCCGTCCTCTTGCGCGGCCAGCAGGCGCCCCGACAGGTCATCGTCGTGCCAACGGGTGTTGATGACGATGATCGCGCCGCCGGGCATCAGACGGGTGTACGCGGTCGATGTGTACCAGTCCCATACGCGCTGACGCTGCAATTCGCTGTCAGCTTCTTGGCGGTCCTTGAATGGATCGTCAATCAACAGCACATCGGCGCCGCGCCCGGTGATGGCCGTGCCAACGCCAGCGGCGACATACATCCCGCCTGAGCTGGTGTGCCAGCGGTTCGCTGCCTTGGAGTCCTGGGCCAGCTTCACGTCGAACAGCGCGCCGAACTCGGGGCTGTCCACGATGTTGCGCACCTCGCGCCCGAAGTCGGTCGCCAGATCGCTGCTGTAGCTGGCCGCGATAATCTGCTTGTCGGCGTGGTGGCCCATGTAGAACGATGGGAACCGGCGCGACGCCAACTCAGACTTGCCGTGGCGGGGCGGCATGCAGATGATCAGGCGCTTGACTTCGCCGCGCATGACGCGCTCCAAGGCGGCCGCAATCAGGCTGTGGTGCGGTGCAGGCTCATACGATGGGTTCGTGTAGGCAGCGAACTCCAGCAGGTCACCGCGCGCCTTGCGTCGGGCCAGCAGTTCAGCCGCTGCTCCCTGCGGCGATAGCGGCGAGTTGGTCATCGGTGTACTCGGTTGCGGCAACCACACGCAGCGAGCCGGTGTGTTCCTGGGTTATTTTGTCGCCGTACTTCTTGGGCGCCATCTTCGATGCAAGCCACTTGCGGGCGTCCACACGCAGCCGGGAGCGGGCAATCACATCCTGATCGGTGCGCTTGTTGCCATCGTCGTCTTCGTACGTGTCGTTCAGGCCGTCGTCGGCAATCTCGATGATCTCGTCGGCCATGCAGTCGGCCTGAGCCTCGCGTGCGCGGGCGTATTGGTCGCTAAATGCGGCGTTGGCAGCCAACCATCGGAACACGGTCGCCTTGTTCGGCATCTCGTCATCGCGGCAAATGGCACGCAAGCTCTCGCCTTCGCTCATACGCTCGCAGATAGCGTCAGCAGTCTCCTGCGTGAATAGGGATGGTCGTGCCATGGTGTCGCCCTAATTGCGGATCAGCCGAACTTTCTTCATCGCAGCCGCGAGGCCGACCAAATAAAGTGTCCCTGCTTTTTCCATTTCGATTAACTTATTGAGGTAAATCACACTGCTCTCATGCACAGCGGACGATTCGGAGATGCTCAGCCCGGTCATGGCGTTGAGGATCGTTGGCATCTTGCTCAGTGGCAGCGGGCATGGGCAGGTCGATCAGTTCAATAGCGAAGGCTGGATCGCATCTTCCAGCAGGTGGCGTTCGTCGCGCAGCGCTGGCAGTTCACGCTTGCGGGTCAGCATCAGGCGCGAACCGAACGAGGCGCGCACTTCGGAGGCTACCTCTTTGGCGATCAGCGCCTGCATCTTCTGCCACAGGTTGCGCTCGCCGCTGGCGATGTGCTCGGCCATGGCGTTGAATGCGGCAATAAATTCGATCTTCTTCGTCAGCGCTTTCTTGCCACTGAATCCCATGACCAGTAGCATGAAGCCATCCTTTGTCATATCGCACACTCGCAGTGGCTGCCATTCTGCAAGTCACTGATTTCAAAGCGGAATCCAAAATTGGATTCAAACCAGTCTGCCGGGCAGTTGGCCTTGAGGCGTCGAACGTCCCGCAAAATGTGCGCGTGCGACTTGCTGAACTCTGCTGCCACCAAGTGCGAATTGGTCGTCAAGCGGTTATCAGTTACCGCAATCAGCCCGGTCGAGGTGAAGTTTTGCATGGCTTTTCCTTCGTCAGTGGTCGTCGTTGAAATGGGTGCGCAGAAGCAGGGACGAGCTGCTCTTCGGGTTGCAACCCTATCTGCGCGTTGAAACGAAAAGGGCGACCCGAAGGCCGCCCTGTAATTAAAGGTCTGGACTCGCACCTTGCGGCCCGGCATCTGCCGATTTAAGCGTGTCGTGACTTGCTACTCTGTGTTGGTTAATCGCTCACCTCCGGCACCGGCCCGTTGTTCGGGATCAGGTGCCACCCGAGCAGTCGCCTGATTTCCTCAAGCGACGGCGGCGGGTCTTCTGCGTGCACCCGGCGCTCCAGATACTCGCGCGTGAGGTGCTTCGGTGGTTTTGTGGTCTGCGTCATGGCAGCCGCCAGTCGGTGAGCGCCCATGCAGCGCGGAAGGCTGCGCGCGGCGGGTAGACGCGGCGCCATCCGGCATAGCTGCGCTCCAGTCGAGCCAGAAACGAGTTGCGGCTGAATACCATGATGGCCTCACGATGCGAATGGGCAATAAAAAAGCCCGCTGACCTTTCGGGGCGGGGCTGATAAATGTTCCGGGCGTGACTCGGCTCCCAAGCTGGGAACCGGCCTCGTCAAGCTCGACGGAATTAAGTTGTATGCGTAATTGTAGAGGTTTCTTGCGCAGTGTCAATGAATTGTGGCATTTAATTGCTGAAAAGATGCTCCTTACGCTTTATTGCTGCGCCAATTCTTCGATAGCCGCCTGCGCAGCGCGGACGCGCAGCACGAAGTCGGTCTTGGGGATGCTCATCTTGCGCATGATCAGGTCTGGCGGCGCCATCTCGATGTAGCACCAGTCGAGCAGCAGACGGTCGAAGTCGCTCAGTGCGCGCATGCCGACCTCGATGCGTGCCGCGTCCACGCTGTCGATGGCGTGGCGCCACTGCCGGCTGGGCGGGCTGCCCTCGGCCTCCTTGCGCAGCTTGTCGCAGATCGCGCCGGTGACGCACGCCGCGCCGCCTCCGCCCTCCGACGAATTCACCCAGCGTGACCAGTTCTCAAGGCGCAGGCCGATCTCGCGGTCGGCATACGCGGGCGCTGGCTCGGTTCCCGTTGGAGCGGGAACGGTCGGCCCGGCCAGCACGTACCCGGCATCCGGCACCGGGTCAGCCTTGCCGCCCCATTGCAGCGTGATCGTGGGCCGTGCGCTCACAGGCGGCTCCGTTCATATTCGCGCCGCGCCGCGCTTTCCATCCGCGCGCCAACGATAGCGGCAAGCGACAACACCAGGCCGCCGATGACGATGCCGAAGAAGATGGTCAGGGCGACGGCGGTGAGGACTTCGATTTCGTTCAGCATGGCTGTGCTCCTTGAGGTGCAGGGTTGGTGGTGGCCGGAAGCTGCAACTGCCTCGGGTCTTGCTTGCTGGCGATGTAGATGAAGCTGCGGCCAGTAGGAAACATGCTCTCGCAATCCGGCAGGCCGGCGAGCTGGGCGCGGGCACACGCCTCTTTGCAGACAGCCGTGCGCTGCTTATCGAACATGCAGCCCTTGCACTGGTCCTCGGCGCGCGGGTCGTTTGGGCTCTCGATGGCCGTAAAGTTGGCCCCGTCAAGTGTGGCGATCAGCATGGAGGGTCTCCTTGTGTGGCGCGGGAATGGTTTTGTAATGGGCCACGACAGCCAATGCGGCTTCGACCGAATTCACGACGTGCACGGCCGCCTTCCAGCCGGCGCGCCATTTCTCTTGGTCGGGCGTCAGCTGCTGCTTGCTTGGCGGCTTCGCGCCGTCCTTGACCTCGATCAAGAACACATGGCCGTTGACCGCGCACAGCAGGTCCGGGCAGCCCATGCCGACTGCGTGCAGGTGCTGGACGGTGCAGCCTGCCTTGCGCAGCGCCTGGACGATCTCGGGCTGATTGGCGTCGGCTTTTCGTGCGAAGCTCATAGCATGCCTCCCGCGCGCAGGAGCACGTGCGTCCGCTTGACCGCCGACCGGAACGCCGCCTCTACGGCTTCGGCTGTCATGCCGCGTGGACGGGGGCGGCGCCCGTCCAGCACGTCATGGCACGCACTGCAACCGTAAGCCGCTGCCGTGTCTGGCGCTTTCAGGCCCATCCCCTTGCCGTCCGCGAGATAGTTGCTGTGGCAAAGCACCGTTGTTTCAGGATCGCGGTTGCAGATGCCCGGCAGGCAGATCGTGCACGACTGGTCGCGGGCCGACTTGCGGATTGGCGTCATTGTCGGCCGGCTGCGCTTCATGCGTGCGCGCGGCTTCGGCTCCTTCTTGAGCTTCGGCTTGGCGCGCTTTACCTGCACGCTGGCGTAATCAGCAGCGGGCGGGCAGCGAAGAAGCGCGGTTCGTTTCATGCCTTCGCTCCCAGCGCCACATAAACGCGGTACTCAGCGCCAGGCGTGCGCGGGATAGTCTCAAGGTGCTGCTGCGCCAGCTCGGGCGTGGTGAAGGTCTGGCTGATCGCGGTCCAGCCGACGATTGGGCCATCGTGGCGCTCGACAGCGTATCCGGCGTGGTTGGTGGCGGTTCTCATGCTGTTGCTCCAGTCAGGTGAGCGGCGCGAAGCTTGCTTGCGTGGCCGCGTGCGACACTGCCGGCCACACCGACGCTGTAGCGGCTCGGGATTTCGCCGGCGACCTCCAGGTACTGCTGGGAGTCCACGTCGAACCAGAAGCCGAACTTGCCCTCGAACTCGCCGTTCCGCTGCTTCTCGCAGGCGAGGATGCAGGTCGGTTCGCTGTTGCCGTCCTGCTCGGCTTTCTTGTTGCGCCAGACGATAAACACGTTGTCCACCTGGTCGGTGATAGCGCCAGCGCCCTTGATATCGAACTTGCCGGGGGCCTTGTGCTCGCTCTCCCCCTTGCGAACGTGGTGCACCAGGTGGATGTGCACGTTGTGGGCCTGGGCGAAGGAGCACAGCTCGTTGACGAAATCCTTCTGCGCGTTGTAGTCGTCCTCACCCTTGACGCACTTCATCAGGCTGTCGATGACGAATTGGGTGATGCCGAACTTCTCGATGGAATAGCGCATGACCGCAATCAGCTTGCGCCATTCCACCGCGCCGATGTGGTCGTACATCCACAGGCGCCCATCGGTCCAGTTTGCGAAGCTTTGCAGGAACGGGATCGACGGCTCGCGGCCAGCGTACGCCTGGCGGCTCATGCGGTGCATCTGCTTGACCGGCTTCATTTCGAAGCTGGCCACCATGACGCGCTCGGCCTGGTAGCACAGGTCGAGGCTGACCTGGGACAGGAACATGGACTTCCCGTGTCCGTTCACGCCGGCCCATACCGAAACCTCGCCTGGGCGGAACTTCACCTTCTGGCACGTCTTCTGCCACAGCATGGTGGGAATCGGCGTCGTGTCGGCCGGCAGGTAAAACGCATCAATCGTTTCCTGCAACCAGTCCGATGCCGGGCGCACGTTGTGCTTTTCCGGCTCGTTCATGTATGCGTTAAAGTCGATGTTGTCAGGGATTAAGTGCATACGGCATTCCTCCAGGTGCACGGGCGTATGTGCGCCCGGCGATAAAGTCCATGTTTTGAAAATCCATCCAGGGCTGGAAGTCCAGTTCGTAAGTCCAGCGCTCGATCGGCTTTTTGATGTCTTCGGCGGTCGGGATCAGGTACACCTTGGCGCCCCACTGCTCGTAGCTGTTCCACAGGCTCAGGTGCGCCGGGCGCTGCATGGCGATGGCCTTGGCCGTGGCTGCCCAATCGGCGCTTGGCCCGATGCAGACGCATACGTCCAGGTCGCGGACCCAGCGCCAGTCATACGCGGCGCCAGGCTCGGCGTAGACAACGTGGTTCCCGTGGCACAGCGAGCCGACCAGCGATACGCGGATCATTTCGTCCGGCTTCATGCCGCGACGGCGTGCAGCCAGGATCGGCTCGGCGCCACGGGCAATCATTCCCAGTCCTTTTTCGGCATTGGAGCACCGGACACTGGCACAGCAACTGCGATCTTCACGGCGAACAGGCCGGTCCACTTCCCGGACATGATCGAGTTGTTCACGACCTCCATCGGGTCGCTCCCCTCGTTGCGCAGCAGGTCGAGTTTGGCAACGCATAGTTCGGCAGAGTGGGCCGTCAGCGGGGCCTTGATGCTCTTGCGGTAGGCAACCCAGGCATCCCACGATGCAACTGGCAACCAGTCGGGCAAGGTGTCGAGCAGTTGAGCGGCGACAGCCGGCTTTGCACGAGCTTGGCGTTTCCCTTTTGTTTCTATTGATGGTTCATTGATGGTTATGGGTGCAGATTCTGCGGGGGTGGGGTGCAGATTCTGCGGGGGTGGGGGTGCAGATTCTGCGGGGGTGGGGTGCAGATTCTGCGGGGTGCAGATTCTGCGGGGTGCAGATTCTGCGGGGGTTGAGGCGCAAAATTTATCCGAATCAATGTGATAAATGGTGCTGCGGCCGGTGCGCAATTCACGCGTGACGATCCCGGCCGCTTCCATTTCAGTGATGTGCTGCTGAACCGTGCGTTCGCCCATGCTGCATTTGATGGCCAGCATGGGGATAGACGGATAGCACTCGCCCTGGTCGTTGGCGTTGTCGCACAGGGCGAGCAAGACCATCTTCTTACCTGCCGGTAGAGCGGCCTTCCATGCAAGCGTCATGAGAGCGATGCTCATAAGTGTGCACCGCCCTGACGCGCATCAATGCGCTGGGTGCTGGCTGGGGCATGATGGAACTCAAGCGGCTGCCAGGCGGCCAGCCAGCCCGCTTGCCAGTCCGCAATCGCAGCGGTGCCATGGTTCATGCCGTGGTCGGTGATCGCCTTGTTGTCGGCGTAGGCGCGGGCACCGCGTGCGCGCATAGCTTCGCGGGAGAAGATTTGGTCAGCCATGAGCGCCCCCCGGATTTTTGCTGAGGTCGCGGACCTTCTCCAGGGTGGTGAGGATGGCCTTGGCGCAGGCTATCTTGCGAGCCGCCTGCTCCGGGGTGATGTGGCCGACTGTGACAGCGCGCGGGAGCGCCTTGTCCTCTTTGTACTTGACATCGGCCAGTTGAAATTCGATCAAGTCGTAAATATTCACGATTCACCCCCGGCTTTGCGGTCGAGGGCGGGTTTGTTCATGTGCGTTTTCATTGTGTTGCTCCTTCGTTATTAGCTTGCGGTTTGCGCTGGCTCGTGCCGCAACCTGAATCCCTTAAACCTGCCTCCGAACCATCGCGCGGCCGACCGATGCGCGACTGGCTGGGCGTCCGGCACCCCGGCAATGTCGGGATTCCTTCGGCGGCGCTGGCGGCGTACCATGCGTGCGCGCTTCGGTGTGAAGCAGGTGACGGAAGAACGGGCTTGCGCCCAGTCCACCGCGAAGGCCGTCGAGCGTGCTGCGCTCGGAGCCGTTCAAGAGGATTTCGATGCAGATGTTGCGAGCGTTCGGATTGCTTTTCATGGGGTGGTTCCTTGTGGTGGTCAGTTGGGACTTCGGTGGGGCGCTTCTGTTGCGGTGGATCAGGGTGGCGGGGATACCTGTCTTGCGCACCGGGCGTAACTGTCCGGGCGCAGGAGCTGGATGACTTGTTGTCGAGGCTCAGGTATGCCGTTGTCTCGCCATTGCGACACAGCCGACTCGCTCGTTTTACAGAGGGCAGCCGTTTTCGCGGTGCCACCGATGTCGTCAATCAAGAGGTTGGCGAACTTCTTCGCCTGGTCTTTGTCTTTAGTATCCATGCGCTTACTTTAGACTACTAAAGATTAAAACGCAAGCACGCTAAAGGAAAAAACATTTAGAGTGCTAAATATGAATGAACTTACCAACCGCCTCACCGAGGTGATGAGCGACTTAGGTCTTGAGAAGCCTGTGGACCTCGCCAATTTTTGCGGCGTGTCCGAAGGGCTGGTCTCCCAATGGTTCTCAGGAACAACAGGGCTTGGCCCTAAGCCCTTGCGAGCATTTGCCGCCAAGACCGATTACAGCCTAGACTGGCTTACTGACGGAAGGCTGCCCAAGTATCGCGCTGCGAAAAAACCTGACCCTGTGCTCTCGCAGGTCGCTGGGTTCCACCCAGACGACCCAGTAGGCGAAGACGAGGTGCTCGTGCCAGAGTCGCGAATCGAGTTTTCTGGCGGCTCAGGGCGGGTGATGGCTTTCGAGCTAGTGGAGGACGAGGAGCCAGCCAAGTATCGCCGTTCATGGTTCCAAAAATATGGAATCAACCCTGAGCGTGTGCGTCGCTTTCGTGTGGCCGGCCGAAGCATGGAGCCTATGCTCTTTCCTCGCGATACCATCTTGGTCAATACCGAGGAAACGAACATCGTGGATGGTCGGCTATACGCGATCCGCTACAGCGACGAGCTGCGTGTTAAATACTTGAGTCGGCGCCTGGACGGAACACTGATACTGCGCAGTGTGAACCCGGACTATAAGGATGAGGAAGTGCCGGCCGATCTGGCGAACGAGCACATTTCAATAATTGGCCGCGTGCGCGACCGCAGTGGGACAGGCGGGCTTTAGTGGAGTCGAAAAAGACAACAGCACTTCGCCTCTATATGGCCTGGCGAGTGTGTCAGGCCCGAGAGGAAAAGGGGAATGCCTGCGGCCGCGACCTTTGGTTTTGTAGCCAGCTCGTGGTTTTGCTGGTCACTGCTATTCTCAAGTCGCCGCAGCATTTCCGATAAACTCAACGATCCTTGGAAGCCGGGGGCGGCAGAGTACGAAAGAGAAGCCGCTCCGTCAGCACAGTACTCAGCAGGCGCGCCGCTTCTTCTCGTTTCGTTTGGTCTGCAAATTGCGGCAGCTCTAACACCTTCAACCAGTCTGCTAGGGCCGAGTCAAGCTCCCGAAGCAACGCTCTGTTGCGGTCTTGCATCTCTGTTCGCATCTTTTCTCCTTTCGTTGGCAATTTCGGTCCCGATTTATTACTGGCGAATGCGCGTACTGACGCGACAAGTTTAGAGAGCATTACGCGCCCCTCAATATCCAGCCTGAAAGCTGGCCTGCCTTCTCTTTCACGAGCTCAGGCGCGCGCCCACTCCCAGCAGCCATTTGAAACTGCATATCGCCGCTCAAACTCGGCCTTGAATTGCTCATTGCGCATGCTCCCTCCATGATTTTTCACGTCCGACGATTCGGGCGATGACGTAGTGTAGCAAATTTCTTTAGGATTCTAAAGAAAATACTTGCGCAAACATCTTTAGAGGGCTAAAGTAACTCCATCGAATCAGCAACCAGATGGAGCTGCAAATGAACGCCACCACCGCACGCAAGGAAGTCGTCAGGAAATGGATGCAGCAGCGCCAGGCCGCACCAGCCGCGCCGCCAACGCGCGAGGAAATACGCCGCGCACTTGGCTGGCCGATGTTGAACGCTATCGCCACGTGCGCACGGTAAGGCGGCCATCATGAACGCACCGATCTTCGCCAAGTACCTCGCACCAGCCAGCAGCACCGTGACCGTCAGCGGCTACGACCACGGCGGCATCAAGCTGAACGTGACCGTTGAGCGTGACACCGACGACTGCACCGTGACGCGCATCACGGCGGCTGACAGCGCCATCGACCTGTTCGACATCTTCGGCACCGACACGGTGTGCAGCATCGCCGAGGCCATCGACGCCCACCTGAGCGAAGAGGCCAGCAAGCATAACGCCAGCGCCCGCGCCGACCGCGCTGCACACAACCGCGCAATGGTGCTGGCATGAGCGCCGCCCGCGTGTTCACCGAAGCCGAGCTTGAGCAGATCGAGGAAGACCGGCTCGACGCGCTGCGGTACCGCTTCCTGCGCGATCAGGCCGAGCAAGCAGCCCTGCCGCGCGGCGCACGCATCGCCCCTCATCACGCCGCCTGGGCCGTGCCTGCGTTCGTCGGCGCCACGTTCGAGTCAGGCGTGAATATCGAAATGCTCGTAGCCGGGGTCGCGCCGTACGCCTGATCCCACCCACCGCCGCCGATCCACCGCCACCCACGAGGTGGCTTTGGGCGTGCAAGCCCACCAACAACCAACAGGAGAATCACATGGCAATCAAAATCCGCAATCGCTGGTCCGGCAAAGTTATTTTCACTCATGCAGTTGAGGGCGCCACGATGGCGCAGGCTGTGAAGGCGGCTCGTGATAACTATACCGACCTGCGCGGTGCCAACCTGCACGGTGCCAACCTGCACGGTGCCAACCTGAGCGGTGCCAGCCTGAGCGATGCCGACCTGCGCGGTGCCGACCTGCGCGGTGCCAGCCTGAGCGGTGCCAGCCTGAGCGATGCCGACCTGCGCGGTGCCAACCTGCGCGGTGCCAGCCTGAGCGGTGCCAGCCTGAGCGGTGCCAGCCTGAGCGATGCCGACCTGCGCGGTGCCGACCTGCGCGGTGCCAGCCTGAGCGGTGCCAGCCTGAGCGATGCCGACCTGCGCGGTGCCGACCTGCGCGGTGCCAGCCTGAGCGGTGCCAGCCTGAGCGATGCCGACCTGCACGGTGCCGACCTGCGCGGTGCCAACCTGCGCGGTGCCAGCCTGAGCGGTGCCAGCCTGAGCGATGCCGACCTGCACGGTGCCGACCTGCGCGGTGCCAACCTGAGCGGTGCCAACCTGCGCGGTGCCAACCTGTCGCCAATCCGTAACGACATCATCGCGATCCTGTGCTCGGCGCCGCGTGAAGTGCCTGCGCTAATCGAAGCGCTCAAGGCTGGCCGTGTGGACGGCTCCACTTACTCGGGCGAATGCTCGTGCCTGGTTGGGACGATTGCCCGCACGCGCGGCGTGGCCGTGGATGACCTCGAAAGCGCGCTCAAGCCGGACAGCGCGCGCCCGGCAGAGCGCTTCTTCCTTGGGATTAGCAAGGGCGACACGCCAGAGACTAGCCAGTTCTCTGCGCTGGCCTTGCAGTGGTTGCAGGAATGGCTAGACAAGATGCGCGCTGCGTTCGCGCCAGCGTAATCCCCACTCAGCATTCCCGTCAACCGTTTTGGAGGACTCGACCATGGACTAATTCACTCAGCAGGACGAACACAAGATTGCCAGCGCGCCCGCGATAACAGGCCGCCTTACCGGCGTACACCGGTTCCACCGCCACCCTTGAGGTGGCTTTGGGCGTGCAAGCCCACCAACCACCAGGAGAATCACATGGCAATCGAAATTCGCAACCGCTGGTCCGGCAAAGTTATTTACACACACGCCGTTGAGGGCGCCACGATGGCGGATGCTGCGAAAGCAGCTCGTGAGAGCGGCGCCGACCTGCGCGACGCCGACCTGCGCGACGCCAACCTGAGCGGCGCCGACCTGCGCCACGCTAACCTGAGCGGCGCCTACCTGAGCTGCGCCGACCTGCGCCACGCTAACCTGCGCGACGCCAACCTGAGCGGCGCCGACCTGCGCCACGCTAACCTGAGCGGCGCCAACCTGAGCGGCGCTAACCTGAGCGGCGCCAACCTGAGCGGCGCTAACCTGAGCGGCGCCTACCTGCGCCACGCCGACCTGCGCGACGCCGACCTGAGCGGCGCCAACCTGAGCGACGCTAACCTGAGCGGCGCCTACCTGCGCCACGCCGACCTGCGCGACGCCGACCTGAGCGGCGCCAACCTGAGCGGTGCCAACCTGAGCGGTGCCAACCTGCGCGGTGCCAACCTGTCGCCAATCCGTAACGACATCATCGCGATCCTGTGCTCGGCGCCGCGTGAAGTGCCTGCGCTAATCGAAGCGCTCAAGGCTGGCCGTGTGGACGGCTCCACTTACTCGGGCGAATGCTCGTGCCTGGTTGGGACGATTGCCCGCACGCGCGGCGTGGCCGTGGATGACCTCGAAAGCGCGCTCAAGCCGGACAGCGCGCGCCCGGCAGAGCGCTTCTTCCTTGGGATTAGCAAGGGCGACACGCCAGAGACTAGCCAGTTCTCTGCGCTGGCCTTGCAGTGGTTGCAGGAATGGCTAGACAAGATGCGCGCTGCGTTCGCGCCAGCGTAAGCCTGCGGCAAAGAGTATCCAAGGCGAATACGCCAGGGCGTGAGTTCCACTTGCCGGGATGCCGGCGCAAATAACAGGGAGAGCAGCATGTCACTGGATCACGGAGTTTTGAATACACCGCTCGCCAAGCGCGCGCCTCAGTACGGCTTCGATGCGCCAGTGAAGAAGGCCAAGGCTGTTCCGATTTGATCTGTTTGCCAATCTTCCCCGCGTTAGTGGGAAGGATCACACGGATGCTGCTTGTTCACCGGTTTTGACCGGGTTTAGCGACAGGTGCAGGCGGCATCCGTGTGGTGTCTTCTAAACTGGTAGGAACTGGTGCCGTCTTGTGCCCAGCATGCAGGTTCGAATCCTGCCACCACAGCCAACAACCAGCCGGATACCGGCGCAACTAAGGGGAAGTAAATGGCTACACGTCTCGTACTGCGGACCAGCGATAAAGATGGCCGCGCCCATGGCGGCTTTCAGTGGCCTGAATCTGGCCTTGTTGAGTGTCCTGATTGGCAACCTACCGAGGAATGCGGTGCGGGCCTGCATGGCATTCTTTGGCCCGAGGGCGATTGGTCCGATATCAAGGACTACGATGAAGCGCGCTGGCAGGTTGTCGAGGTCGATTCTTCGACGCTGGTGCAACTGGATGGAAAGGTCAAATTCCCACGCGGCACGGTGGTCTATAGCGGCTGCATGGCTGTTGCGTTAAACATGGTTGCAAAGGCGTGGCTAGCTACGATTCCTGCCATTTGTGCCGATGTTGATGCAAAGGACCCGCTGACCTCCAAGAAAAACTACGCCCAGATCGGCAGCAGCGGCGACTCCGCCCAGATCGGCAGCAGCGGCGACTCCGCCCAGATCGGCAGCAGCGGCGGCTGCGCCCGGATCGGCAGCAGCGGCCACTCCGCCCAGATCGGCAGCAGCGGCCACTACGCCCAGATCGGCAGCAGCGGCGGCCGCGCCCAGATCGGCAGCAGCGGCGGCTGCGCCCAGATCGGCAGCAGCGGCGGCTGCGCCCAGATCGGCAGCAGCGGCCACTACGCCCAGATCGGCAGCAGCGGCGACTACGCCCAGATCGGCAGCAGCGGCGACTCCGCCCGGATCGGCAGCAGCGGCCACTCCGCCCGGATCGGCAGCAGCGGCGACTCCGCCCGGATCGGCAGCAGCGGCCACTCCGCCCGGATCGGCAGCAGCGGCCACTCCGCCCAGATCGGCAGCAGCGGCCACTCCGCCCAGATCGGCAGCAGCGGCGACTCCGCCCAGATCGGCAGCAGCGGCGGCTGCGCCCAGATCGATGCGTGCGGCATGAATGCAGTGATTGCAAGCGCTGGTAGCGTAAGGCGCTTCCGCGCAGCTAAAGGCGGCTGTGTTTCTGCGCCATGGCATGACGGCAAGCGCACCCGTTTTGCTGTTGGATACGTGGGCGAGAACATTAAGGCCGACACATGGTACGCGATCAATGCTGCTGGCGAGTTCGTGGAGGCAGCATGATCCGCCACCTCGTCACCACCGCCCGCCTGATCCGCGCCACGTCCGCGCTGAACCTGAACGCCGTCGCGTTCGGCCTGCTGTTTCTGGCCGTGCTGGTACTGGAGTCGAACCCATGAGCAAAGAACTGACCGACGCCGAATTCGATGCGCTGCACGGCGGGCGCGAGCTTCTCCCAATCGAGCAGCTCATTTACGAACAGGAAGGCGCTGAGCGCTTCGCCCTGCTGCATGGGCGCGGCCCGAAATCCGAAAAAGCCCGTGCCGAAAGCTGGGGCACGTTTCCGAAAGAGTCGAACCCATGATCCGCGACTTCTTCACCGTCCTCGTGATCGTGCTGGGCCTGCTGCTGGTAGCGGCAGAAGCCGACGAGCACGGGCAGATCGAACAACAACAGGAGTATGCAGAATGAGCAACCTCGCAGTGCAACAGCAGGCCGGCCTGGCGTCGCAGACGGAAGACGACGTAATCCTGGTCCTGCAAAACTCGCTCTACCCGAGCGCAAACATCAACTCGGTCCGCTTAGTGCTCGGCTACTGCCAGGCCGCAGGGCTGGACCCGATGCAGAAGCCGGTGCACATCGTGCCAATGTGGGACGGCAAACAGGGCGGCATGCGTGACGTGATCATGCCCGGCGTGAACCTGTACCGGACGCAGGCGTCGCGTACCGGCCAGTTCGCCGGTATGTCCGAGCCAGAGTTCGGACCAATGGTCGAAGAAGTCTTGGGCGGCCAGAACGTGCGGTATCCGGAATGGTGCCGCATCACTGTCGAGCGCATGCTGGACGGCGGCACGATTGCCAGGTTCACAGCCATCGAATACTGGATAGAGAACTACGCCGTGAAGGGCGGCAAGGAAAAATCCATCGCGCCCAACGCTATGTGGACGAAGCGCCCGCGCGGCCAGATCGCCAAGTGCGCGGAAGCACAGGCGCTGCGCAAGGCGTTTCCGGAATGCGGCAGCCAGCCGACCGCCGAAGAAATGGAAGGCAAGGCCATGGGCGCCGAGCCCGAGCCGATGGTGGTGATGCATGCCATCACGCAGGACTGGGCCGCTGCGGCCGAAGCGTGCGCCACCACCGAAGAGGTGACGGCCGTCTGGAAGGTAGCGATCAAGGAATTGCAGGCTGCCGGCGACAAGGCGGAATACGACCGGGTGAAGGCTGCCGTGGCCAAGCGCGGCAAGGAATTGACAGCCGTGGTCGAGCACGTCGAGCCGATGACCGACGCCGAGGTGGAGGCTGCCGACTTCGGGCGCGGGGTGCAGCCATGAACTTTATCGAATGCGCCCAAGGGACACCGGAGTGGCACCAGGCGCGCACTGGGCTTATCACTGCTTCGTGCTTCGCGGACGCCATCAGTCTGATGACGCGCTCGTCCGGACTGCGCAAGGTGAGCGACCCGACCGCCGCCGCCGAGCGCTACGCCGCTGACATAGCCATCGAGCGCGTGAGCGGCGCGCCGCACGGCGAACCGCCGAAGGCATGGGTCCTTGAGCGCGGCCACGAGATGGAAGCACGCGCCCGCATGGCTTACGAGGCTCTCTACGAAGTGTTCGTCACCGAGGCCGGCATCTGCCTGAGCGACGACGGAATTTTCGGGTACTCGACGGACGGGCTCGTGGGCGCCGATGGGCTGATCGAAATCAAGGCACCGATCGACAGCGCGAAGATTTTGCACATCATCCAGACCGGTGACGTGTCCGAATATTTGCACCAGATGCAAGGCGGCATGTGGCTGACTGGGCGCAAGTGGTGCGACTTCATCATGTTCGTGCCGGACCTGCGCGCCGTCAGCAAAGACTTGTACGTGCGCCGCATCCCGCGCAACGACACTTTTATCGACAGCATGGTGGTGCAGCTTGCGCGCTTCCAGGCGCTGGTCAGCAGCTACGAAAACATCTTGAGGAAGGAAGTAGCATGAGCACGACACTTGAAAAAATGCAGGGCTTGATGCGTAAAGCCCACGCCGACGCGCCGCGCGCGCGGCGCGCGCTGTCGCTGGCCGAGCTGGCCGAGGACACCAACGACGGTGAGGTGCCGAGCGACGAAGAAGTCCTCAAGCAGATGATGGAGGCGTTCGGCCTGGATCGTAGCTGCGCCATTCATCTAATCGCCTGCATCGACCTCGACAGCCTGCGGGCCGCATCATGACTGCCATCGTCCTCACCAAAACAGCCGGGGGTGCTCTGATGCCAGCCGACCAGCAGGCGGCGGACTTCATCGCCAAGCTCAAGTTGGGCGCGGGCGTGACGGCTACGATCAAGCGGCAGCGCAACCCGAAGCATCATCGCAAGTTCTTCGCGCTGCTCGATTTCGCCTTCGACAACTGGGAGCCTACGGCGGCCACGTACAAAGGCGAGGCAGTCGGCAAGAATCGCAACCAGTTTCGCAACGACATCATCGTCCTTGCCGGGCACTACGAAATGGCGGTGAACATGCGCGACGAGGTGCGGCTGACAGCCAAGTCCATCAGTTTCGGCAGCATGGATCAGATCGATTTCGACGCCCTGTACAGCGATGTCGTCAATGTGGTGCTCGCCAAAATCCTGACGAACTACACCCGTGACGACCTGGACAACGTGATCAACCAGCTTTTGAGCTTCACCTAACCTCGAGGAAATCATGGGAAACAGCGCGCAGTTAATCGTCAAGAACGAGCGGAAGAAGAGCATCACGGCGTGGCTACAGGATTGCCTGGTGGCGCCGACCGCCTGCCAGATCGCCACACATTTCAGCCTCACCAAAAGCACAGCAGTCGCCTACCTGTACGAGATGGAGCGCGATTGGGCAAGCGCCACCTCGTGGGCACTGGTGCATGGGTTCGTCCCGGCAGACCTCGTTCCGCTCGGCGCCGCCCCTGTAGCAGCAGAGCCAGCAGCCGAAGCGCCGGACCTCGCAAAGCTGCTGGAGGGGGTCATCGACAATATCGCCAACAACTGGCCTATGCGGAAATACTCACTTGAGGAAATTGAAATCCGACTCCGGGCTATCGTTGCCGAGGCAGGAAAGGACGGTGCTGCATGAAGAAGCGCAACAAGAAATACCGGCCCAAGTTCGTTGCGCTGAACCCGATGGCGACGTTCCTGGGCGGCATGAGTGGCGAGCATGTCGCTCACCTGCAAGCGCTGTTCGGACGCAATCACGGAGCAATGGCGCGCATGGTTCAGGGCGCCGGCAGCCGCGACGATTGGGACTTGCTGATCGGCGCGATCAACATGGGCAACGTTATGTGCGATCAGGGCATCGGAAACGAGTTCCGTGCGGAGATGATCGCCGCGCGCGATGCGATGTGCGAATGCGGCAAGCGCGGCGTGGCAACCGATCGCTTCCTGTTCCGGGGCGACGAAATACGCGTGGTCAACGAAGCGCTCGCTTGCCACGATGCGCAGCTTGAGAATATTCGGGCCATCGACGTGGACCGCGCGGCCGATGAGGTGCTGCGGCGCATCCGGCATGGCATCAACACCACGAACGTCAAGGCCGAAATGGCGAAGGAGGCAGCGTGACAGAACTTAATCGGCAGCAAATTTGTGCGGCTCTGGGTGTGAGCGAATCAACGATTCGGCGCCTTGAGCACGATGGCTTGCCATTTACGCCGGTCGGCTCACGCTCGCACCGGTATGATCTGGTTGAATGTAAAAAGTGGTTAAGGGAGAATCAACAGTGTCAATCTGGGAAGACGCCAAGGGGCGTAAACACGTTGGAATCATGGTCGAAGGACGCCGGGTTCATCGAATCTTGCCGCAGGGCGCAACTGCGCATGATGCAAAGCTAGTTGAGGCCGAGCTGCGCGCGTCGGTCGCACGCGCGCCTAAGCGCGTAAATATACCGGGGGACCCATCAATGATGTTTATTCTCGGGCTATACAATGAGCACGCGAAGACTCTGCGCAGCTCTAGCACGTCTTCAATGCATGCTGCGCGGGTGGCGGCGTCAGCCATTTTGTTCAAGGCAAGCCAGGCGCAAGAGTTTGCAGACCATTTCATCGCTTCTGCCGGAAAATTCGCACCAGCTACAATAAACCGCTCATTGGCGTGCGTGAAGAAAGGACTAGAACTTGCTTGGCGTCAAAGGTTGACGAGCGAGAATTACGGGTTGCGGATCAAGTCTGTGCCGGTCAACAATAAACGCGAAGTCTTCCTTTCGGTAGGGCAGGTAAGGAATATAGCCAAACACTGCACGCCGCAAGTTCAGGCGATTATTTGGTTTGCGTTGTTGACAGGTGCGCGCCGGGGGGAAATATTGAAGGTGAGGGCGGAAGACATCGGGGAAGATACAATCTTGCTCCCGGCCAGTCATACGAAAACCAACCGCACCCGCGTAATCCCCATTATCCCAGCCCTGCGACCGTTAAAGTGGATCCATTGGTCAAGACAATTTGTCAGCGAGTTTAAGCTGTGTCCGGTTCCAACTCTGCAGCTGGTCGGCGCTGCCCCGTCATGCTCCTTTCTCGTCGCTGGAGGGATCCATCCTCCAGTGACTACCCCTGGCAGGGCGGGGTCTGGGGCAGCGCCCCAGGTCGCCGCCCTCACGCCGCTGCCGACACGGCTATTTCCGCTGGGCCGTACTTGTCAACGATCAGCGCACCGCCGCCGACGCCGCTACGATAGACACTGATTGGCGTCTGGTAACCGAGCGACTGGTGCGGCCGCTCAGCGTTGTAGAACGCGAAGTATTGCGCCAGCCCCACCACCAGCTCCGCCATGTTGGCGTAGCCCCTCAGGTACACGTCCTCATGCTTCACGTTGCGCCACAGGCGTTCGACGAAGATGTTGTCCAATGCCCGGCCGCGCCCGTCCATGCTGATGGTCACGCCTTCCCGTTTGAGCACGTCTGTGAACACCGTGCTCGTGAACTGCGAGCCCTGATCGCTGTTGAACACCTCGGGCTTGCCATGCTCGCGCAAGGCGTCCTCCAGGCAGTCCACGCAGAACGAAGCATCCATGCTGTTGCTGAGCCGCCAGGACAGCACCGTGCGGCTATACCAGTCGATCACCGCCACCAGATAGGCGAAGCCGCGCGCCAGCCGGATATAGGTGATGTCCGTGCTCCACACCTGGTTCGGCCTGACGACCGGCACACCTCGCAACAGGTAGGGGTATACCTTGTGCTTCGGATGCGCCTTGCTCGTGTTCGGGCCTGGTGCCATGCCCGCCAATCCCATGCCGCGCATCAGGCGCTGTACGCGCTTGCGATTGACGAGGTGGCCCGCTCCGCGCAAGAACACCACCATCCGCCTGCTGCCGTAGAACGGCCGGTTCGTGTATTCCTCGTCGATCAAGCGGCACAGCAGCAAGTCCTCCGCGTCCGCGTCGTGCGGGACTTTTGCAACCAAGCGCCGGTACACCGTCGAACGTACCACTTCGGCCAGCTCACACTGCCGGCTCAGCGGCAGCTCCTCAGCGCCATCGATCCAGCTCATCCTGGCCTCGGTGCTTACTCCCCCAACTTTTTTTTGAGCCAATCGACTTCCATCTTTAGTCGACCGATCTCGCCATACAGCCGGTCCTCGCTGGCGTTCTCGTCAACTGGTTTGGGACCCCGCTTGGCTTCGAACAAAGCCTTGGACTGCTCCAGAATTTCCTTTTTCCACTGCCCGACCATCACTGGATGCACGCTATAGGCCTGAGCGATCTCGCTCATCGTCTTCACCCCACGCACTGCTTCCAGGCCGACCTTGGCTTTGAACTCCGCCGTGTGAACTGTCCGTTTCTTTCGTTCCGTCATTTTGCTGTTTCCCCTGTTCAGGATTACAGCTTAAACCACTGTCTCAAATCATGGATCCACTATACGTGGCTACAATATTTCCCCGCTACCATTACTTTCGAAGGAGTAAAGTCCGCTTGGCGGCGCGCCCGTGAAGAGGAAAAGATGGATCATGTAAACTTTCACGACCTCAGGCATTCGTGCGCGAGCATAATGCTTGGGCTTGGGGTTGATCTTTACACCATTAGCAAGGTGTTGGGTCACAGCAATGTTCAGACTACGCAGCGCTATGCCCATCTTCAAGTTGACGCCCAGCGAGAGGCGCTCGGCAAACTGGGAAGGCTGGTGTAATTTCGTGTGCAATCTGGTGCAATTTCGTGAGTTCTGGCACTGTTCATAAGCACAGTGTCTACCTATGAGGCGCAGCTAGAAATTTAGGCTGCATTAGCATTCACACTGCAGGGGTCGCAAGTTCGAAACTTGCACTTCCCACCAATAGATTTCATTAAAATTAGGGCCTTACAACAGGCCCATCTGATTTTACAACGGCGTTGGGGCAAGTTTGGGGCAGTGTCCAGATTTGAACCAAGAGCCATCTTTGTTTCCCGTACCTCTCGTCAAGTCAAAAATCGTCATCTCGTCTTCGCTGGATATACTGTCTACACGGGCATACATCTTGTACAGTCGTTTCCGTTTGCCATCGTCCAGCCCTGATCTGATCCATTTTCCATCGGTTCTGGTGATCATGGTGGTGTCCGTACGCCCCATTTGTGATGCGAACTCGACTGCCAAAAAGCCACGCTCGTAGCACCAGGGGCTCGGTCGCCGCCCGCTGCGCAACTCTATTTTCTATCGAAGCAAGTTCCACAGACCATCTCCTAAGTGGTCGACGGCTCCAGCCCAGTTGGAGCCGACGCGCCGGTGAATGATCGTACTGTATGGGAATAACCATACCGACCCGGGCGAATCGGTTCTTTTGGACATCCCAAACGGACTGGTGCGATTAGGCGCGGCGCCGGGATCTAAATCAGCCCGCTTTTGAATGTCTACGTCAGCCCGGTGCCCTTACAGCACCTTCATGAACTTGAAATTCAAAAACCAGCCACGGTCTGTTTCCTTCAAATGGAAAACGGTCGTGATATCGCTAATTTCGCCCCTCACAAAGGTGCAAGCATCAATCTGGCCACCACCGTCGAGTACCTCGAGCCCGTCGTCGAACAAATAGAGCGCGTACTCGTCGAAGCTGTCAGCACTCGGTGTGGTGATATGAGATGCCCAGGTTGTCACATCTTCTTTCACTGGCGTGGGCGCCGTGCTGTCGAGATCTTCAAAATACCCGTAGGCGTCCAGCGTATCAAACAGATGGTCAACGATCATCGTCACCTCAGCCGGATCGTTAACCTCACCCTGTACTTCTTTTCCGTTAGACGTCAGCGCCGCGTTGTCATAGTCGAAAATGGGACACACTTCAAACGCTTTCCCGAATTCGCCTTGTGACATGCAGTGCATGAATTGCATTACCGCTTCCTGCAGTTCAGCTCTCTGCGGTTTCTTTTCCCACGATTTGAAAGGCAT